ATACGCTTTCCTGTAGTTATCTTTTGCGATATCCAAAGCTCTTTGGGCAGAAGTCTTGCTCTGTTCGGCAAGGATTTTCCCACCTTCGCTGAGTTGTGCCTGAAGCCGTTTATTCTCTTCGTACACCTGACGCGCAAATTCTTCAGCTGCCTCGCGTTCCCGCAAAGCTTCTTCTTTTGCACGACGCTCATCGTGATAACCCTTGGTGAAACGCTTGATGCGTTTCTGCACCTTCTCGTCGTAGGACTCCAACTCTTCGTCGGTTACTTCCTCAACTGGCGCCGCCATAGGCTTGCGCCCACGGTCTTCGGGTGGTGTATCGTCTTCGATCTCTACTTCGAATTTATTCTCTTTGTCTTCTTCAGACTTATCTATCTCATCGGGAAATTTAAATCCAGACATAATTTACTCCTTAAGCAGCACGGGTGATTCCGCGCGGATCTTCAACAACAGCCTCTACATGCTCGTCATAAATGATTCTGAACTCGCGTCCATGAATCTTTAAACGGGTACCTGTATTGGGACGCACGATAACGAAATCCCCAATCTTGCAGCGTGGGCCGCTTGGGAATCTTTTCTCGTCTTTATAGGCTTCGGGGCCCATCTTGATCACAAAAAGTACAGGGGTCAACATCTCTTCACGCCAGATTTCTCCGCTTGATTTAATGATTCCACTCTCGCTTTCTGCGTACTCTTCCATCGCTTCAGGGACTACTGTTAGTAGCATGAACCCCTGTGGGTCAGGAATCTGTTTCGCTTTCTGTTCTGCACTCGTATTGAGGATGCCAGAAAGATCTACAGCGCTTATATCAAACTCACTCATCGGCTAACTCCATTCGTTGCACAAGGTCTTTGACAATGGATTCTGCATGAGTTAGACCCCGGATAACCCCGCAGACGTGACGATACTCGTCAAACGTTTTTGCTCCTCCTCCAGCGAGGAAGGTGATTTGATCATCTCTAAGTTTGTCGTACTCAGTGATCAAGTGATTCAATAATTTGTCGTTCAAGCTGTTTCCTCTAGTTTTGTATAAGTAATAGGGTCCATATTGGCATATTTAGCCCACACTCTGATATAGTTACATTCAGCTCTTTGGGTACAAGTTTCACATTTTGCATTTGATTTACTTTGATTTTTGCCATGCCATCTATGCTTGTACAGCACCACAGGGACGTGAATAAACGGGTATTTTTCTGCAATCTGCATGAATAAATCACCATCTTCACAAGCGCTTTTTAACCTATCGTTGTATCCTTCAATATAATCATGTACCTCATTGCGATACATACCGAAATGGCGCCAACCAAACCAAGCAAGGTTATCTTCTGGTTCCCTATTCTTTACATAATCAATAATTTTGCTGTCCCCGTCGATATACACACTATCTGACTGGGCCAACATAACTGTTGGGTTGCTATTTAAATATTCAACCATTGTTGCAACTGAATACGGAAACAATATGTCATCGCCATCTAAATGCGATACATAATCTCCCATTGCTTTGCTATGAGCAATCTTCCTATTCTTTGGTATACCTAAGTTTTTCTCGTTGCGGTATACCTTAATGCGGTCATCTTTCTCAGACAACTTCTGGGCTAGTTCCCACGCCCCATCCGTTGATCCATCATCACTGATGATCAGTTCCCAGTTTGAATAGGTTTGACCCAACACACTGTCAATAGCAGTTTTTAAATACTGCACATTGTTATAACTGATCATCAGTATGGACACTAAAGGTTCTGTCATTTATTGGGTTTCCCTTGTTGTTTATTCTTCATCGTGTTCTGTAGTATGGTCGCTGTTCTGTTGTGCGCCATCTCAGCTCTATGCTTGGCGATGTCAACACCCAGACGTGTGCTGTCCATCATGTGTTGCTTGTGCACCTTGTCTTTCTGCGCCGCTGCCGTAGCCCCGACCTGCATCGCTGCGATCTGTTTCTGTGCCTCGATGCGTGCTGCTTCAAGCTGCAACTGCTGTGCTTTGGCTGCCGCCTCCGCTTGCTGTTTCTGGGCCTTGAGCTGTAAGTCCTGGGCCTTGAGCTGCAACTCTTGTTGTTGCATCTGTACGATGGGGTCCTGCATCTGTTGTTGTGCCTGTTGTTGAGCAGCTTGCTGCTGTCCTTGTTGAGCCATCTGCGTACTGGCTTGAGCAATCATGATGGCGATCTGATTGGCTTGTTCTGGAGAGATGTTCTCCTCATTGCTGTCGTAGTCATCACTGTCTTGGCCTGGCAACTGTATGCCAGTCATAGACTGGACCTGCACGCGATACTGCATCGCAATGTGTTCAGTGATGTGGGCTTGTATCGCCCCCACGATCTGCTGCATCATCGGGTTCTGCTGCAACATCATCATGATCGTTGGGTTCTGGATGATGGACTGGTGAGCCGCAATGTGTGCGTTGTGGTTCTGCTCAATGAATGCCTTGACAGGCTTCTTCATGGTGAGCAAGTTCTCATTCTCTGTCGCAGGATCAGTGGGTCTCTCGTCCTCTTCTGTAGGTACAAGTTTGGCTGCGTTCTTCACACCCAAGACCTCAATCATCTGACGATGTAAGAGTGGCAAGTCATAGAGCTGCGGCGCCTGCTGCGACAACTGCAACACAGCCTGATACGTCACAATCTTCTGAGCCATTGTCGCGGCGTTCGGATCACTGACAGGGATCACCTCCACCATGTCATAGTCACTGCGCTTGGCTTTTCTATCACCCTCTTCTGGGTCGTAGTTGTAACGAGCTGGTGTGTAATCTGCAATGATGTTCTTGAGTAACTTAAACTCTTGTCTCATCGCATAATGAATGCGAGCCTGCACTGCACCCATCACCTTCAGTGTTCTCTCTAGGATTGCAAGTGTTGTGCCCACGGGAGTCTGTGCAGACATATCCGATACAGACATGTCTCCAGATGAAGCAAACGCTTTGCCCTCTTGAACAATGTTCTCAAACAAAGCAAAGAGTACTTGGCTTGGTTCTTTGTAAGGTAGTGGCAGGATGTTGTCCCTGATCGAACCACTGGGGACGTCAACGTCTCTGAACTCTCCGGGAGCTATCGGTGTGTCATCGCCTTTAACACGCAGCCCACGCGATTTAAGACCACCCGGCAGATTTGATAGAGTTCCAGCGTCAACCAACTGACGGATAAGCATAGTAGCAGACTTAGCGTACCCACCGATAAGATGGATAAGACCGTACCCATAAAACCCAAATCCTGGTATGTATTGGTAGTGTACAAAGTGGTCCCTCTTAATGTGAAGTGGATCGTCTTGGTACCAGTTCCGTCTGATTGACAATACTTTTGAGGTACCTTTCTCAATACTCACAATATACGGCAAATGAATGCCTGTGGGAATACCTTTTTTATCTACATGTTCATACCCATTGAGGTCCAAGTTGACCTGCATCTCAAGGATGCGATATCTATCATCCTGAATCGCTGACATGCCCTGCTCTTGGGCTTTCTGTCTCTCGATATCGTCTAACTCATGTGAGGGTTCACCCAAATCTACGTCTCTATAGAACCCTGCCACCATCAATTTCATCAACTCATTCTTCGTACGACGCATGACATGAGTGACGCGATCAGCAGAAGATAGGCTAGATGCACCGTAAGGAACAACAATATCTTCAGCAGGAACGAACATAGCGACTTGTCGACCTTTACTGGGGTCATAATAGACTTTCTTGAACGCTGAACCAGCTAATGGGAGGTTCCAAAGCAGTTTTTCATGCTCTGGACGGTACTCAGGCATCACTTCAGTGAGTTGATAGTTCATATCTGCCTTGACACGGGCTGCTGCGTCCTCTTTTTCGACCGTATCTTTGCCAATAATCTGTGTTTTGACGGGTCCAGCGGCTGGAAACGTCTCCATCATGCCTTCAGACTGAAATCTGACCACAGATTCAGTCAACATGGGGTGAAAAACACCACATGCACCGTTCCAAGGCTCAGTTCTTTCCTCATATTTCAACCCAAGCAGCTTCAAACCATCAACATAAGTCTGTATCCAGTCTTTTCTGTCGCCGTTGTCCTTGGTAAAGTCCTCAATCAGCTCACTTGCCAAGCTATCAAGCTCCGATTCATCCATAAAATCGGCTAAATTGGCATCAAAATCCTCACCTGAATCTTTAAATTTCTTGGGTTCTAGGTCAATCTCGATGTCTCCAAGACCCAAATGCACACTCTCGGGGTCCTCGATCTCGATCTCTATGGGTTCTCCGTCGTCCATGCCCATGCCCATAGGCGCCTGATACAATGCTTTGTCGATATTCGTTGCCATCTTGTGTCCTTAAACGGTGTAATACCCTTGGTTACGTTTGCTTCTGAACATCTGAATCGGATCAGGTTCATCTGTGGGCAGCTTGATGAAGCCGCCCTGCCTAAATCTAATCAATGCCAGTGTTGTTGAGTCAACCAAGTCATCGTTGGTACCACTTGGGAAGTCATTACATTCCTCAATAACTTCTTTTGCCCAGCGTCTATTGGGGGCCCAGACGATCCCACTCGCAAACAAATCCGATACAGCATTGACCCTAGCTATCTTATCCTGCCCTTTACCCGGTGTAAACTCCCCAACGGGGATACCCATCCGCCTAAACTCTTGGTAAAGAGACGACCCGTTTGACTTCTTCTCTATTAAGAACGCATCAGGCTGCCACTCTTTATACTCCTCTAGCGTCAGTCTCTTTAAGTCAGGATACTCCATCCTTTTCTTGATCGAGTTGAGCAGGATGATGTTGTAGTTGTTGGTCTCTTCATTGAAGAAAACCCCCCACGTTGTCAAGGCGTTGTAGTCAGCTCTGTTGTTGGCCTCTTGCGCGGCGTCCAGTGACATAATGGTGAACTCACACATCGGTGGGTCATCCTTGTCCCATATCTGCCACCACTCTCTCTTTATTAGAGCGCCCTCTTCTGACACAGGGTTCTGCATGTACTGGGCTTGCCAATACCTTGGGTCCATACCCGCCTTCTTGGAGAGCAATTCTTCTATTGACCAGAAGTCCCCCCATAGCGGTTTGTCGTTCAAGATGGCAGGGAACTCTACGACTTCCCAAGGATCAACGTCCTCTTCCTTCTCCATCTGACTCAATATCTGCCCTGTCAGGTCCAACTTAGACCAGCGAGTCATCACAACAATGATTGCACCACCAGGCATAAGGCGCTGCAAAGGGCCAGACTGGAACCACTCCCAAGCAGGAAGAAAAACATCCGGTCTGCCAGTTTTGGCCTCTTGCTCGGAATGAGGGTCATCAATAATGAAGAGATCAGCGCCCCGACCAGCGAGAGCACCGCCAACGCCAATAGCAAAGTACTCACCATTAAAGTTAGTCCCCCAGCGTGATGCCGACTTTGAGTCAGCTTGCAGTTCTACATTTGGGAACACATCTTTATATTGATCTGATCCCACCAGATTCCTAACGCGCCGTCCGAAGTTCACCGCCAGATCCGCCGTGTGGGAAGACATGATGATCTTCTTATGTGGATACTTGCCCAAGAACCACGCTGGGGCAAGATAAGAAATCATTTCGGATTTGCCGTGCCTTGGTGCAATATTGACGATAACCCTTTTCTTTCGACCCGCTGCGATTTCTTCAAATATCTTCGCCAGACGTTTGTGGTGGGGGCCGACTTTGTACCCTGGATATACATGATCAATGAACGTGAGAAAATCATCCTTGCCAACCTCTTGAGTTGACTCAGCATACCATTTTTTCACTAAATCTTTAGCCTTGCGTTTCTCCTCGTCCTGCATGAACGGGATTTTTTCTTGAATAGCTTTTATCTGTTCAAGTTTGAGGCGCATGTATTACTTTCGCTTGAACGTTGATCGTTCTGCTCTCTAGCTTAGACAACATCTCAAAAAGTTCGTTCTCAACTTCTTCAATAGACTGATGCTTAATAGTAGTCTCTGTGCGTTTCTTGAATGCATCGACACCATCGACTTCCCCTAAAGCGCGTAATGCTTGCATCCTAATTTTAGGATCGGGGCTTGTGGTTTCTGCTACTAAATTATTAACCACATACTTCTTTAACTCGGCTAGGTCTTTGACAAGATAAGAATCGTGTTGCGCGACCATACCGGCAAGGTATGCAATTGTGGGGCTAGAGTAGGTTGCGATCTGCGCTGCTGCATCAGGTTTTGATAATACATTTTGTACAGCGTGACGAGCCACATCTTTTTCATCTTCGGTGGGTTCAATTGGATTGCCAGTTAAGTCTGAAATCATCTTAACTGTCCTAGCCCTCATATCTAACTCTTCTTGAGGAGAAAGCTCGGGCATAGCTTCTAGGGCAGAGGCTGGAATTGGAATATCGGAATCGATTTCTGGAACGAGTTCTATCATGGGAGGAAAGGGTGGCACTCCGTAGTTTACACATATTATATACAGAGTTTTGGTTCCATCAAGGGGGGTGTTTCTAATATTTGAAAAAATAATGGGCTATTTGTATAAATCTTGGGGTATGGGGGGCAGATGGGACCCAATCCAAAAAG